TACACCTACAGGTCAAAAGTTTGCAACACTAAAAGATCTAGCAGCAAACTATAGATTGTTTGTTAATAGAGTTGAACAGCAAATGTATACCATCGGTGGAGGTGGTGCTGGATTTATTAAAGATCTGTCTGATGTTAATATTGATGGATTGGTAGAAGGTAATACTTTAATTTATAATGCTACAACTAAAAAATGGGATGTTGGTGCAACTGGTGCTGGTGGAACTTGGGCTAGAGGTTCAGCTGGAATTCATACTCTTACAAATGTAGGTATTGCAACTACTGCAAGATCTGACTTTGCATTATATGTTGAAGGGAATGGTAAAATAACTGGTGATTGGAATGTTACTGGAGACTTAGTTTATGATGAAGCAACTGCAAGAAATTGGAATGTAAGTGGTGTTGCTACTGCTACTAGATTTATAGGTACAGACGTTAGTGTATCAGGTGTTGTAACTGCTTCAAGTTTTGTTGGTGATGGATCTGGGTTAACAGGTGTTGCATCTACTGATTATATTATTACTGGAACAGCAGCAACATTTAATAATCAAGTTAATATATTAAATGTTAGTGTTAGTGGTGCTTCTACTGTAACTGGCGATTTAACTGTTGGTGGAGATTTAAGTGTTACTGGTGATATTAGTTACGATGAGGTAACTGGTAGAAATATTAATATTACAGGTATTTCAACTTTTGGTTCTAGTTCTGGAGTAGGAACCGTACATGTTGGTGTAGGAACCACAGCATTATTAGTTGATGGTGATGCAAGAATTACGGGTATCCTCACCGTAGGTAGATCATCTATTACTATTGATGGTGATAATAATCAAATTAATGTTGGTCTTGTTACTGTTTCCAATTCTACTATTGTAATTGGTGAGAATGTAACACTTGATGCATCTGCAACTGGTATTAACTCAGCACCAAACGTATTATATGTAGCGAAAGATGGAGTAGATACAAATAATGGAACGTCTATTGATAATGCTTTTCTAACAATTTCTGCAGCAGTTGGAGCTGCTTCATCAGGAACCACAGTCAAAGTTCTTTCTGGAAAATACACAGAGTCTAATCCTATATCAGTTCCTGCATTTGTTTCTATTGTGGGTGATGATCAAAGAACAGTACAGGTTACACCAAGCACAACAACTAGTGATCTTTTCCATGTAAGAAAAGCTGTTAAGTTGGCAAATATGACTTTCACAGGTCATGTTGCTCCTGCTGCTGCAGTTGCATTCCCAACTGATGAAATAGCAGAGAATGTAGGTGGTGGAAAATGGAAAGGTCCATATATTCAAAACTGTACTAGTGATACTACTACTGGTACTGGAGTTTATGTTGATGGTGATCAGGCAAGACTTCTAAGATCTATGAACGTTGATGCCTTTACACAATATAACCAAGGTGGTATTGGTGTTGCTGTTACTAATGGAGGATTTGCTCAATTAGTTTCTTTATTCACTATTTGTACTGATCAAGCAGTTAGAGTTGATAAAGGTGGTCAAGCAGATATTGCAAATAGCAACTGTAGTTTTGGTACTAAAGGTTTAGTTGCTAAAGGAGTTAGTGATCTTCAATATACTGGTTTTGTTACAACTGCAGGTGCTGTTTCTCAAGATGAAGTCATAGTAAACGTTGATACTTTTGCACCTGAGAAAACAATTAGTAATTTTGTTTATGATAATAAGATAGGTGTTGCTACAGTTACTACAACTGCTGCACATAATTTCTTAGTTGGTATGGGTGTTACTCTTGCAGGTATTGGACTAACATGTGAGTTTGGATCTAAGATATATCCTCATAAGAGGCCATATATTTTTACTGTAGACTCAATCCCATCAACCACTTCATTTGTAGTTAACGTTGGTATTTCAACATTAACACATACTTATGTTGGTACAGGATCATCTGCTGGAACGGCAAAGATTGATGTTGATAGACCATATGATGGACAGATGGTTTACTTTGATCAATTGTATAAAGAAGTTAAAACTATCACTGTAACCAATGGAGGTAGTGGATATACTTCTACTCCTACTGTTACCTTGGATGATCCTTCTGGACCTAATGGTGAAACTGCTACTGCATTTGCTACTTTGGATGGAGAGACGATTGATACTATTACTATTATCAGTAGTGGAAGTCAATACACTGGAACTCCTGATGTAACTATTAGTGGAGGTGGTGGTTCAAGTGGAGCTGCTACTGCTAGTATGGATCCTCTTTACTATGTAATAAATAGTTCGACACCAGTGTCATCAGGAATAACCACATTAACACTTGCTACAAATTTACTTAATACAGTTGGAGTTGGTTCTACCGCATATTTCCAACAACAAAGTAAAATTATTGCTAGTTCTCATACATTTGAGTATGTTGGTGCAGGTAATTTGATTACTGAAGCTACTCCAAAAAGAGGTGGTGTTCTTGATCAAAAGAATGAAGTTATTACCGAAGATGGTGGTAAGGTTCTTTATACCAGTACAGACCAAGGAGGTAATTTTAGAATAGGTGATGATTTACAAATTAACCAAGAAACTGGTACAATTAGTGGAAGATCCTTTAGTAAGAGTTTATTCTCAGAAATGACTCCGTTTATCCTAGCATTAAGTTAATATGGCACTCGCACTCAACAGATTTAAAACATATACTGCTACACTTACAACAAGTAGCGCAACGATATATACTGCACCTACAGGATATACTGGTATTATTTTATACGCGCATATAACAAATTATGCTGCAGCTGCAACGACACTTACCATGTCTCATGTAAGAAGCAGCACAACCACTCAAATTATTAAAGGGGCAAGTGTTCCTGTTGCTGATGCATATATTCCTCTAGATGGTAAATTAGTATTGGAAACAAGTGATTCTGTTGTAGCAGAAGCTGGTGCTAATAGCACTTTAAAGATTCTTCTTTCAGTATTGGAGACAGCAAATGCCTAGACTTCTCAGCAACGTTAATAGTACAGGAGCAGTTGGTATTTCTAGTGATGGTACTAGTTTGGGTAATATGACTACCTTAAATTATGAAAGCAATAGAGTTCAGTTTGATTCCAATGCAGGTGTAGCGACTGTTATGACTGACCCCTTAACTGTTATAGGACTATAAATAAACACATAGAGTCTGTCTTTTTAATGAAAAAGTGTCCTACAGGTGAATATTATTGTAATCAGGATAAAAAATGTAAACCCATCCCAAGTGGTTATCACACCGCTCGTGGTGGATTTTTAGTCAGAGATGATTACAAAAAGAAAAATGGAAATGGAAACGGATCTAACGGTGCTGGAAACGGTAACGGAAATGGAAACGGGAATGGCAACGGCTCTAACGGCAACGGTGGCGGTAACGGTGGTGGAGTTAGTGAAGCCATTCGTCTTGCACCTAAGACAGGAAATATAATATCTGTTAATTTGGCATGGAGAGGAAACGACTACAATCTTAAAATGTTTTTCCCTCATGTTAAAACACCTTCACGCAGAGAAGTACAGGATCAAGTGAGAAAAGTGTATCCTAATGCTAAACTCTGGAATTACAAAGTTTCGGACTATGACCCAGGAGAACCTCTCCTCATCGGAGGAGAAAAGAACTAAAGAACTAGAAAAGAAAGTAGAAAATTTAGAAAAAATATTAGAACTACAAAGAAAAACTATTGAACACGACAAAAAATTTGGTAAATATGAGATGATGTAATTATGGATGACATTTATTTAGGTAACCCCAATTTAAAAAAGGCAAACGTTGCTCAAGAGTTTTCTCAAGAACAGATTCTTGAGTTTATGAAATGTGCAGGTGATCCTGTTTATTTTGCAAAAACCTATATGAAGATTGTCTCTCTTGATGAGGGACTTGTCCAGTTCAAACCATATGATTTTCAGGAGAAGTTGATTAGAAACTTCCATGAGAATAGATTTAATATATGTAAGATGCCTCGTCAGACTGGTAAGTCTACTACGTCTGTGTCTTATCTCTTACATTATATTGTTTTCAACGATAGTGTTAATGTAGGTATTCTTGCAAACAAAGCAGCAACTGCCAGAGACTTGTTAGGTAGATTGCAAACTGCTTATGAGAACTTACCTAAGTGGATGCAACAAGGTATTATATCTTGGAACAAAGGATCACTAGAATTAGAAAACGGATCAAAGATATTAGCAGCATCTACATCTGCTAGTGCGGTTCGTGGTATGTCATTTAACATACTATTCCTTGATGAGTTTGCATTTGTTCCAAACCATATTGCAGAAGCATTTTTTAGTTCAGTTTATCCTACTATTACTTCTGGTAAAACAACTAAAGTGATAATGGTTTCAACCCCTCATGGGATGAACCACTTTTATAGATATTGGCATGATGCAGAAAAAGGTAAGAATGAATATATACCAACTGATGTACATTGGTCTCAAGTGCCTGGCAGGGATGATGTATGGAGAAGACAAACTATTGCAAACACGTCTGAACAGCAATTTAAGATTGAGTTTGAATGTGAGTTTTTAGGATCTGTTGATACTCTTATCGCACCATCTAAACTTAGAGCATTTGTTTATGAAGCTCCTCTTATAAGAAAAGCAGGATATGATTGTTATGAGCAACCCATAAAAGATCATAATTATGTAATGACTGTTGACGTAGCAAGAGGAGTGAGTGAAGACTACTCTGCTTTTGTTGTTGTAGATATTACAGAGTTTCCC